GAGCTCAAAAAAAAAAATAAAACCTTATCAAGATAAGATAAAAGAATTAAATCAAATTAAACAGCAAAAACAAACTGAAGTGCTTAGCTTTATGGAAGCCAATGATCTAGACATGTGCAATGTAGATTCGGCGTCATACGAGTTAAAAAACAGAAGTACAACTAAACAGCTTACAAAAGGAGACGTTTATGATAGAATTTATAAATATTTTTCAGAAGATACTGATAAAACTAGAGGAATGGATGTACAGGAAAAGGCTAAATTTCTTCACGATTATATATATTTAGAAGGCAGGGAGAAAAAAAACTCCAAAACGTTAGTATCTAAGATTCAATAAGTAAACGGAGTTTTATCGTCGATGTAATCATTTGGATCTGAGTGATATTCATTTTCTTCTATATTTTTTTTTAAAATTTTAGTTGTATACATTTTATATGTTAAATTATTAATTTTATTATTGCTAATTTTTATTAATGCTACGTCAGAAGTGTATCTGTCGTCAGTGAAGTAAAAAACAGTTATATTTTCACTTTTTTCTATAACATTATATAAAATTATATAATTATCATATTTTTTATAATGTTTATATTCTGGAAATAATTTTATATCAAAAGTGGATACGTCTTTTATTTTTTTTTCTGTTATTTCTCCTTTTTTGTTAAAAACTAGATATACAAGTTCTCTCATATAAATACAATTTTATTATTTTTAATAATGTTTAACGTATATTTTACAAAAAATAATATTATATAAAAAAATATTTTATATTGAAATATATTAGCAGATGACTAATGTTGATTCTAATCGTCCATGGAGTAACAAAATAAAAGAAAAAGTTAAAAATGCAGATGAAGAAGATATTATTAAATATTTTGAAGAACTTTCTATTAAATGGACAATTAGAGATAAAAATAATTTATTAATTGATTCGTGTTTCAAATTAAATATAAAATGCATAGACGAAATAGATCTTTCTATTCTTCAAACTGAGTTAGAAAAAGCTATTTTTGAAGCCACTATAGTATATACTAAGTTTAAAGCATGTGTTTCTAAATCAGAGGAATATTCTAGTAAATGGGACAAAATATATGAAGTTATATTTTACAGCGAAAGATTAATAAGAGACGCTTATTTACTTTTTAAAACATTGGACAAAAATCACGATTCTTTATCCAATGAAGACCCAGATATATTATTTAAGTATTCGAGGTTTACAGACGACTCGAAAAAAACCCCATATCAGTCTCTTTTATTGTATTTTTTAGAATTGTTATCAGAGGAAGAGTTTACAAAGTGTAATGGAAATTTATATAAACCTCTCATAGTAAATGGCAATAATACTCATTCGTGGAAAAAACAATGTTCTATAAAAGAATATATATACCAAAAGACTGATCATAAAGTAAACTTTAATCAATGGAAAAACGCAACAGCCAGCGGAGGAAGTAATATAACAAATGCAGAAAAATATTTTAATGAGTTTGTAGGCCCAGAATTACCCACTTTAGTAAAAGATAGACATTTGTTCGCATTTAAAAACGGAAATTATATTACGAAATATAATGTTTCTCTCGAAGGAGAAACTCCTGTTTACAAAGATGTATTTGTTCCTTACGGAACCGCGCATCCATATATTACAAATTTATCAGTTGCGTGTAAATATCACGATGTAGATTTTGACAATTTTTTACAATACGAAAATAACGATTGGTTTAGAATAATAGATCACTGTCCTACATTTAAGAGTCTTTTAGATTATCAAGAATTTACGGAAGAAGTTCAAAGATGGCTGTGTACTTTTATGGGAAGAATGTGTTTTGATATAGGAGAATTAGATAACTGGCAAGTCTTGTTGTATCTTTTAGGCCAAGCGGGAGCCGGTAAAAGTACAATTCTTATGAAAATTTTACAGAAATTTTACGAAGAAGAAGACGTAGGTGTTATAGCAAACAATATAGATGCAAAGTTTGGTATTAAACCTCATGCAAATAAGTTTATGGTTCTCGCGCCAGAAATTGCAGAAAATTTTAAGATGGAACAAACAGACTGGCAGCTTATAGTGGAAGGGGGCAGAAATACATATTCGGAGAAATATAAAAGCGACGAAACTATAGATTGGAAAGTTCCCATGACAATGGGAGGAAATAAAATAATGAGATATAAAAATAATTCTGAAAGTGTATCTCGACGCACGGCAGTCGTAAATTTCTGGAAAAAAGTAATGAATACTGACACTGAAATAGATAAAAAACTTTTAAAAGAACTTCCATTTATAATGAAATTATGTGTAAAGGGTTATTATTTTGCCTTAAATACTCATGGAAAAAAAGGAATATGGAATATTTTGCCAAAATATTTCCATGAAAATAAAGAAGAAATGGAACAAACTACGAATTCTCTTCAAAATTTCTTGAAATCTGGAAAAGTAGTCTTTGATAAAAAACTGTATATTCCTATGAAAAATTTTTCTCAAGCTTTTAATGATCACTGTAGAGAAAATAATCTACCTAGAGAACAGTTTACAAAAGATTATTTTATGGCTATATTTACAAACAATAATATCAAAATAGTTCAACAAGGTACCAGAGAATATCCAATTAATTCTGGTATACTAATGAAAAGAACTACCTTTTTTACCGGAATTGATATAATCGGGGACAATGAAGATTTAGAAGATAACCCAGAATAAGCGCGTTTATGTTTTATAATTAAAACATTTACATATGTAAATATGTCCTCAAGCGAGACTTCAGAAACTAATTTAGTTTATCTAATAGTCGTTCTTTGTTTATTTTCTATATTAGCATTTTTCATATTTAAACTTTATAATAAATTAAAAATAATAAGTGATAAGATTGATAATCTTCAAGAAGAAGAAATAAAAGAACTCCCTCTTAAGGAAACTGAACCTGGCACTTCTAAAAAACTAGAAGAAATTGAGCCTTTAGATAATAAAGTTGAAATGTAGTTGTAAATGTAAATGTAAATGATGTAAATGTAAATGTAATTGTTAATATAGAAAATTATCATCTTCCAATAAATTAATAATTTTGTTCAATACAAAACTATAAGAATTAATATCGTTTCCCCCCGTTATTATAATGCTTCCGGGTCTAAATATAGCACATGTTATAAGACTTTCATTATATGGAGTTGCAAATTTAATATTTATCCCAGGATATTTACTGGGGTTAAATGAATAAGATTTTATATAATCTATATCTGAGCTATCTATAAAATCACATACAGAACTTTGTTTTATGTTTTTATTTATTTTAAAGTCAGAGTTAATCATACATATTCTTACATTTGAAATATAAGAATCTGAAATAAAAGCTTTTAGATTGTACAATCTTTTATAAATCTTTCTTATTGCATACGTAGCAGACATTACGTTAAGCAATCCAGCTAACTGTATGTTTCCATTAGAAAATATTTTAACAGATACCTTAGTTTTATTCTGATATTTAACTCCTGTATACGTATTTATACAATTATAAAACGCTTTTGTATAAATTTCCTGACAATATGTATTTATATATTCTTTAAGATTTATAGGGCTATTGAAACTACAACAAACAGTCATTGTTGAAATGCTCCAGTTTTTAATTAAATTAAATTTTCCAAATAAGCTAATATCGTGTAGATCATTGTATATGTTATAAAAACTACTAAATTTTTCATTACATATACAATCTTTATATTTGCACTTCGGGTCGCATATTTTACAAGATTCGCTCATTGATTCTTTATATTAATTTAAATCTTTTCTTTATATTTATTTTTTTTAGCAATTTATTAACTCCATTAGTTTAATATATTCAAGAATTATTTCATTTTTAATAGTTTCCCTAAGAGAACTTAAAATAATGGAGCAGTCTTCTTTGGAATGATTTTTAATAAGATAATTTATATAATAAACCACACGGGGAAGTATATTGTTGTAAATATCTGTCAAGCTTAAAATCTTATTATCAATTTCTTTTATTATATCATATAAACAATATATTAATATATTTAAATCTGCATTCTTAATCATGCTTTCAGATATAAGAATTTTATTTGATTTTTTTCCAAAATAATAAATTATTAATCTATTAATTTCATTTAATTTTACGTCGCTTATAACAGATCTAGTACAAGGGTCTCTAAAATCCCCGGTCTTATTTAAATAGTTTACAAATGTGTAAAAGTCGTAATTAAAAAATTTATTATTAACTTTTATAGATATCATTGGGTATTTTAAAATATCATGACTTATCGGGCAAAATTTGTCGGATATTATTTTAAATCTAATATGTTTTTGTATTTTACTGGCAGCTGTATAACTATTTATTAAAATGAGCAAATTATTTTTATTGTAATTGGAAACATATTTTATTCCTTTTATTTTGCATATTTTTCTTAATGTTTTAACTGTTAATTTACTATTATAACATATTAACATTCCATTTAATATGTTATAGATATATATTTTTATATTAAATAAATTTAAAAGAATAATAGTTTATACCTTATAAATGAGTTCATTTAAAATATCAAAAAAAAATGCACATGTTGATCCTAGAATGTCTATTATAGCTAAACATGATATTACTTTACAAGAAATAGAAGACGATAAAAAAAATATTGAAAAGTATAAATCCGAATTAAAATTATTATATAAACTAAAGAGCAATGTAAAATTTAATAGATATCTGGACGAAAAAATTTACAAATTAGAAGAAAAAATATATAATATCGACAATGATAAAGACATATCTGAATATTTATTTAAATCGATAGATTTTTTAAAAGAAATAGGTTCCGAAGAATCAAAGTCTCAGGTCTCAAATGGCGGCGAGATATTTAAATACATATCATTGAATTTTAAAAACAATAAAGAAGAACTATATAGATCATATATGGCAAAATGTTTTCCAAATGAATTAAATGAAACAAATGATTCTATATTTTTATCTAATAAAAGTAGTTATATTTGCCAAGACTGTAATGAGATTATGATAAACGATTCTTCTTCTGGTATATTAATCTGTTACAGTTGTGGTCTTACAAAAACATTTAATATATCAGATTTACCAGAGTGGAATCATTGCGAAAACCATGAATATATAAAGCCTTTTAGCTATAAAAGAACAAATCACTTTAAAGAATGGATTACTCAGATACAAGGCAGAGAAGGAACTAGCGTACCAAATGAAGTTATAGAACTTCTAATTATAGAAATTAAAAAAGAAAGAATTGTAAATAAAGATCTTATAAATTACTATAAAATAAAAGAATTTTTAAAAAAATTAAAATTAAATAAATACTACGAACATATTCCGAATATAATACATAAAATTACTGGAAATAAACAACTTATTATTTCTAAAGAATTAGAAGATAAGCTAATAGAAATGTTTAATAAAATACAGGAGCCTTTTGAAAAAAACTGTCCTAAAAATAGGAAAAATTTTTTAAGTTACTCTTATACATTATATAAATTTTTCCAATTACTTGATAAAAACGAATATTTAATTTATTTCCCTCTTTTAAAGAGTAGAGAAAAATTGTTTGAACAAGAAAATATATGGAGAGGAATATGCAAAGAATTAAGTTGGAAATTTATAAAATGTATTTAAATTAGAAAATGTATTTAAATTAGAAAATATGTATTGTATTATTTATTTAAATTTAAATATTCTGTACAATACATTTAATACATTGCTAGAGATGCCGCCCCATCTTTAAATAAAGCAGTTGTTTCTCCTACGCATGTTACATTTATAAAATTTGAGGATTTCCCAGTAGGTGTATGAGTAAATTCTATAATTAATCTAATACTATCAAATCTATTTAGCGGAACGCATGAGCCGCTATACGCTGTCCCCGCGAGAGGAAATACATAATTACCGATACCCGTTTCATTTACCATCAATAAATATGGTGTTTTTTCGCCGGACGCGGGAATCATCGGACCCATCGTTTTCATAACTAAATTAGAAAATAATCCCATGCTATTAGCTGAAGAATCGGCTACTAAAATACCCGGGAGTTTCCCAGAAAATGAACTAGAATTTAATTTAAGTTCCATACTTTTTATTTTGGTAGACTTTCCAACGTCCCCGGTAACTATAAGATGAGAAGCGTAAAGAGAAAAATGGTCTAAATCAATCGTTTTAAATGTAGATGTTCCAACATCAGTAACATAAGCATTCTGCGTCATTTTAAGTCTTTTTGGTAGACCCATTGGCATAGATTTAATCTGCTCTCTTTCTTCGTTGCACATAATTTGCTGTTTTGCATAAAGATTACACTTGTCGATCGTCGTTCCAGAATATGTAAACTCATTGCTATCACTAGTTAATAGAGCAACCGTGGCTAATAAATCGGAGGCCTGCACGCCGGAGCCGCCAGCTGTTTCTTTAATTTCCATTTCCATTTTTTGGAAGAGAGGGTGTGAAACATCTATTACACACTTTTGTTGTGAGCCTTCAAGGGGGTAACCGGCGACGGGTGTACACGTCCCTT